ATAAAATTATTTTCATTTTTATAATTAATTTGTTGAATATATCCAATTAAACCAGTTTCAATATCTTTAACTTGTTGATTAACATACAAATAGTCATTGTGATAATTTGAATAAATTAATAACTTAATCATATTTATATATATTAATAATATTTATAAATATTTAATTTATTTATTTTCTTCAATTACTTGTTTTTTATAATCTTTATAAGAATTAAAAAAACTATCATTAAAAATAATTTTTCTTTCAATAATTTGATTATAATTTGTATCAAGAAAAGAACGAATAAATTCATATGATTTATATACAGTATCAATCGCAGAAGAACTTATATTAATTGAACCACTATTATGAATAAATAAAGAAGGGATTTTATTTTTTTGTTTATGTTCATCAAATTGACTATACAATTTCAATGAACATATTATAGGAGTTTTTTTATTATTTTTAGTAATAAAAACTTCTTCATGAGTATATTTTTCTTCAATTAATTTAACTAAATTAACTAAATCAATACGTCCATCAATACGAAATGTTCCATTTACCATTTCAATTCGTATTTTATTAAAATCATATGGATTCATATTAGAAACAGTATTAATTATAATTTGTTGATTATCAAGCATAAACTTATTATTAATACTTAAAAGTTTATTATATAATTTTTTATACATTTTTTCAATTTCAACTAAACTTTTAGCACCAGTAACATGTAATTTACCATTTTTAAAAATTTTAGCACATAATGAATTTAAACCAGGTTCATCTCGTAATAAACCAATACTCATTTGATTTGAGAAAGGACTATTTTTCCCATTTTTTCTTTTATCTTTGTTTGGTTTTTTCTCTTTCTTTTCTTTTTTAGTTGATTTTTTCTTTTCTCTTTTCCCTTTAATTATTTTACCATATTCAATATATTCAATATCCTCATCATCTGCATTTAAATGACAAAATAATCTTCGCATACTTATTTCTTCGCATAATTGAGTATAAAATGTAATTGTTGATATTGTAAATTTTCCAAAATTTTTATTTGGTGATTCTTCTAAACTACAAGTATCTAAAAAATCATTAAATAATTTATTTGAAATTTTATATTTATTTTCATCATAATATTTATTCATTTTAAATAAAATTCTGTTTATATAATTAATAAAATCAATTTTATTAATTATTCTATTTAATGAACATATGAATAATAATCATCATCACTTTGTGGTTTGCCATCTGGCGATTCATAATATCTGACAAGTTCATCATAATTTCTATCAGCTTGATATTCTCTACCTCTTTTATTTCCAATAATATAACCAATTGTTGCACCAATAAAAAAAGATGCACTACTAATTATACTTGTTAAAATAATTACTGCCATTCTCTTTATAAAAATATATAATATTTTATTTTTATGTTAAAATTACCATTTTTGCTTAGTTCCTCCAAAATATGGTTTTGCATATCCTTCTGTAATCATTAAATTAGAAATAGATTGACCATTGTGTAAAAATATCTCTACAAGAGGTCTTCCATATTTATCATTTTTTAAAAATCGAACTTTTAAAACTTTTTCTAAAATTAAATTCTCTAAAAATTCTTTTGCTTTAAATCCCATTTCTCTTTCTTTTTTATTTGAAGTTTTAAGTTCAGGTGTATCAATACCAATAATACGACAAGAACATTTAATATTTTGTTTTTTCCATCTAAAAATTAAAGTACATGTATCTCCATCATATACTTTTATAATTCTTACATATTTTTCAACTCCATCAAAAGAAAAAGTTTTAACTTCTTTTTTATCTAATTTTTTAAGATATCTTTTTGTTTTATAATATTTAACTAAATCTTTTATATGTTTAAACATTATATCTTTATCTATTATAAATAAAATATATTTTATAATATTTAAAAAAAAATAAGTTTAATTATCAAAAAATACTTTATAATCATTATTATAACAATCTGTCATTTTACCATCAGATGTTAAACATTTTCTATCAAACCCAGATATTTCCAAACCACCATATTTTCTTGGTTTTAATATATTACAATTTTGACCGAATTGATTATCTGGATTACAACTATTTTTTGAATCACATGGAACAAGAGACATATCGTTATCTTTATGATATGATATACAATTTCCACTATCTTTATATTCGATATTAAATGAATTATTGAATTTAAAATTAGATTTAACATTTTCACATTTATCAAAAACTATTTTATTATTATTTATGTTTAAACATTTATCTCCTATTTTTATTTTTGTATATCCACTTGGAGTATAATATTCTGGTGGTATTGTTTTAAATTCTTTTAATGGATAACCTCTTTCATAATGATAAGAAAGAATATAATCTTTATTACTTAAAATATCTTTTATAATTTCTTCATCCATTATTAATGAAACTGGTTTATCTCGTAATTCATCATAGAAATTGAATAATGATAAATTAACAGAATTACCAAATAAAACATCACTTGTTCCTAATTGACCAATTATTTTTGTATAAACGATTGATTCAGAAAAATTAAATGTGTTTGTTCCATATTTACTAAGTGAAAAAAACATTATATTTTGAGCTTTTGCAGTTCTATTAAAATCTTCAAACTCACAAAAAAATACAATAATATATAATATATCTGTTCCATTAATAAGATATTTAAGACTAAATGTATTTCTTAAATAATTCATTCTATTTTTATTTATTTCATTAAAATAATTTACAAAATTTTTAACTAAATATAAATACTCTTCTTTTGTCATTGGAATATTTTTTAAATTATTATTGATAACTTGAGGGATATTTTTTTCACCGACTAATTTTTGTAAATCTTTTTCTTTTTCATTAAAAAAATCAGTATCTAATTTATCAATAAATAATGCACCAAAATTTTTTGTATCGACAATATTTGATGGTTTAACTGTTTGTAATTGAGAACTAACTTGATTACCCATATTATATAATATATAATAATAAAATTCACCTTGTTATAAAATAATATAAAAAATATATTTTTATATAATATATAAATATTCTTCTATTTATTTTATGGCGGCACAACAACAGTTAGTACTTAAAAAGTTTAATCCAAAAAATATTCCAAATGGTGCTGTTTGTGTATTTATTGGAAAACGTAAGTCTGGTAAAAGTTATACAATTAAAGATATATTATATCATAAAAGAGATATTCCTATTGGACAAATTATTTCTGGTTCAGAAAAAGTAAATCCATTCTTTAGTGATTTTTTTCCAAGTTCATTTATTGCCGATGAATATACAGATGAACTTTTAAATAAAGTATTTAAAAGACAAGAACAAATCAAACAAAAATCACAAATAATAAAAAAACAAAATATAGAAAATAAAAAAAGAGGATTACAATTACATAGAGAAATTGATTCTCGATTTTTAATTGTATTTGATGATTGTCTTCATGATAGTTCATGGAAAAAATCAAAACCGGTTAAACATATTTTTATGAATGGAAGACATTTTGATATATTTTTTATACTTGCAATGCAATATGTTATTGGTATTCCACCAAACCTTCGAGGAAATGTTGATTATGTTTTTATCTTTCGTGATTCATCTATTCAAAATAGAAAAAAAATATTTGATAACTTTGGTGGAGTTGTTGGAGATTTTCAATTATTTTCAAAATTAATGGATAGTTTAGATAAATATGAATGTCTTGTATTATGTAATGATGCTGATAAAATTGGATTTCAAGAGCAAGTAATGTATTATAAAGCAGGACCACCAAAAGATTTTAGATTATGTAATAATATCGTATGGAAAAAACACGAAGAAATAATGAGAATTAAAGATAAATATATGAAACCAGATATGAGTAAAATCATTAAACCAAAAAATTCATTAAATGTAAATATTATCAAACAATAATTTAAAAATGTATTATTATACATTTTTAATTCTACAAATAAAATTATCTTTGTTGTCCGTGATATGTTAAATAATTTGCAAAATTATTAAATTGTCTCTCTGCCATTTTATCTTGTTGATATGCTCTATGTCTTCTTAATTCTTCTGCTGCAAATTCTTCTTTTTGTCTCATTTCTTGTCTCATTAATTCTTGTGGATTCATTTCTGGAATAACTGCTCTTTTTCTTATTAATTTATCAACACTTGTTCCTCCTGTTAAGAATGAATCTTCTCTTACATTTTTCATATTTCCTTCAATAATTTCTCTATTTTGATATGCAACACGAACATCTGTGCAATCAAAAGTTTGACAATTACGACTATCTCCTCTTTTACTTAAATTAAATGAAGAAAAATCTTTAACTGTTTCAACACCTAATTCTCTAACATTACCCATTGACATTGCAGTTGCAGAAAGAGGGTCTTCTACAACAGCAATTTGTAATTTTTCTTGATTAACATCTTTTTTCATAAAATCACCAGCACCATCATCATATGCATCTTTTATTCTTACATCTTGAAATATTTTATTGAACTTTGTCATATCAATTGCTTTTGGATTTAATCCAGTTGCTTTAAGATTTGAATCCATTCTTGTTTTAATAGAATTAATATCATTTATATGTTCTGTTTTAACTTCTTCTACTTTTCTAGTTTCATTTGATAATTGTTTTTCCATTTTCTTTTTATATTTATAAATATATGCATATGCATCTTTTACAAGTTGAAAATCTTTTTGATTTCCACCTCTATCTGGATGAACTTTTAAAACTAATTTTTTAAATTTATCACGAACTGTATCTAAATTATCTGAATAATCAACACCTAATACTTTATAAGGGTCAATAATTTTAGTTGTCATTATTATATTATAATTAATATAATAATATATTTCTTATAATAATTTATTTTGTTAATAATATTGTATTCATTTGTTTTTTACTAAATTTTGGTATTCTAATAGAACCATCTATATTATAATGTTTAAATCTAAATAATAAACAATGTTCTAATCCATTAAAATCATATAATTTTCCATTCTGTTTAACAAATTGAATTTTCATTTTATTTATTGAAGTTAAATTTTTTGTATAATGAATAAACTCATTATCAATATTATCAATCCAATCTTTATATGTATTTTTAATATATGTATCTTTTCCATGTTCACTTGTTAATGTTAAAGATACATATTTTTCAATTGATTTTTCATTTGTTGTTCTTAAATTATCAATACCACCAATACTTAAATATACATTTCTTTCTCTATCTAAAATAATTTCATAATTGCTTGTATAATTATTTGCACCACTATAATCAATTGGGTCAAATCCAATTATTTGAGCGATTGAATTTTCTCGATAAATATTTGTTAATGTATTATTTTGACCAGTAATTTTTTCTCCACCAAAAAATTTTAATGTAAATAATCCACCACCACCAGTTAAATCAGAAGTAATTATTAATTTATTAATAACAGTCGTAAAAAAATCAAATTCTGATAAATGAACATCTGTTGAGTTTGTACTATCTGTAATACTCATTCTAACATATCTACCAGAAATTTTATTTGATACTAAATCATATTGTGCATATACATTTTGTGTTGTAACTTGAGAAGCTTTTGTATCAATTGTAATCCATGACATTTTATCATTACTAATTTCAATTGTCCAATCACTAGGTCTTCCATTTGTTTCTGTACAAATAAAACGATAACGATTAATAAGAACATTCTCACCAAAATCATAAATAAAATATGAAGGAAGAGAAGATGCTAACCAAAATGTATTAATATCTTGGTCAAATATTCTATAAGAATTTGCAAAATCAGATTCGACAATAGTAGATGAAGAATTTTGATATTTATTTAATCTTTCATAACCACCATTTGTAACAGTATAAGAACTTGAACCACTTATATTAAGTTGTGTTTGTAGTGCAGATGCAAGTGTATCTAAATTATAATTACCATTTGGAATTATTGCTGTTATTAATGTATTATTTGTTTCTTCAAAATGAAATAGATTATTGTGATTATTAATGATATATTCACTATTTGGTATAATTGCAGATATTAATTCAATTGAAATAATATTATAAATTTCACGTTCTAAATCAAGAAGATATGAATTTGGGTTTGGATATTTTAAAATATTTCTATCACGACTATCAATTAATAAATCAGTATGAATAATTTGTTTTTGCATTGTTTTCATATATTCAGTTGGGTCAATAATCATATCTTTTTTATAATTTTCCATATTTCTTTCTAAATCAATTGGTTTAGGGTTGGATACACCTAATTTAAAAAAATCTTGTATATTTTTTTCATATTTTTTTTCCATTTTCAATTCAACTGTTTCATCTATCCTTTGTTCAAAATTTGTATTATTATCATGATATAATTTTATAGGATAATTAAAATTATCTTCAAATGTATTTACAATATCTCTATTATAATTAATATCATTGGGTTTACTTGTTAATGGTGCTTTTGTGATTGGAAAAACTTGATTTTTAATAACTGGAATTGGTTCATGATGTAGTTTTAAAGTAAATCTATCTTCTTGTTGATATTTTTCTTCTTCTAATTCAAAAAATTGTTTTTCGTGTTCTTTATCAATAATATTTTTAACGATTCTTAATGTTTTTGCATTTGCATCACTTTTATCAACATTATCATTATCTTCAAATCTTTCTGAAATTTTCATCATAATTTGACAAACTAATTGTTTATGTTTTTTCATATCAATTTGTTCATCATATTTTTCATTAAGATATTTATTTACAACAACTAATAAATAAACGAGATTATTTTTTGATAAAAATCCTATCATAAGTAACTATATAAATAGAATATATCTTTATATTTAAAATAAATTAATAAAAAGTTTTATAATTTTATTTGAAAATGAATTATATTAAAAAATAATTTAGTTTAATATAATATAGTTATATATTTTAAAATGCCTAGATATGCAACAAAAGATGCAGAAATTTATAATCGTATGTCAAAATTAGATGTTGTTGGACAATTCGAAACAATAAATAATAATCCAACAACTGGTACTTTATATGTTGCTGGAGATACAAATCTCATTGGTGTTGTTAGTATTACAGGTGATTTATTTGTAAATGGTGTATTATTATCAACTGTTGGTACAACCAGTTTAAATCTTCCATTTGGAGGAAGAGACGGTTATGTTCTTACAAGTGATATTGGTGGTAATGGTTCATGGAAATCACCACATTGGTTTACAAATGATTTACCAACAGAAATAACAAATCCAACAGATAATGTTATTTGGACAGAACAAGATATTGGTATTGGTATAACAACTCCAACAGAACGTCTTGTTATTGGTGCCACAACAACTGGTCAAGGTTTATTATCTGGTTCTGCATTTTTAGGAACTGGTGCAGATAGTGTAACTGATTTAATGTTAGCACAAATAGATAATAAAAATTCAACTGATTATGCATTACTTCAAGAAAGTGCAGGTGATACAATTTTAAATTCTTCAACAAATGTATTATTTAATATTTCAGATACAGAAGCTGCAAGATTTGATGGTTCAGGTAATTTAGGAATTGGTATAACAAATCCGTCTTCTTTATTACATGTTAATGGTGATGCTACTATTGAAGGTAATTTAACAGTAAATGGAACTTTAACAACAATTGATAGTAATACAGTTGAAATTGAAGATGCAGCATTATTATTAGGTCGTAATAACCCAGCTGATTTGATTGATGGTGGTATTATTGTTGAATATACTGAATCAGCAACATCTAAATATGCTGGTATTTTTCGTGATGCAAGTGCAACAAATAAATCATTTGAATTATTTCAAAGCTTAGAAGAAAAACCAACAACTACAGTCAATACAATCGGAACTGGATATGAAAGAGCAAGTTTAAATCTTGATGGAGTAGATATTCAAAGTGGAATTACATTTTCACAAGCAAATGCAGAAATTAATCATAGTGGATTTTCAATTACAGGAACAGACCAACACATTTTTGTGAATGCAAATGGCAATATTGGAGTCGGTGTAACTACTCCTTCATATGATATTGATGTAGCAGGTGATATAAATGTAGATGGTGTTTATAGAGTAAATGATACAGAAGTATTAAGTGAAACAACTCTTGGTTCTGGTGTAGTAAATTCATCATTAACAAATGTTGGAACATTATCTTCCTTAACAGTAAGTGGAGATTTAACAGTAGATACCGAAACTTTATATGTTGATAGTTCAAATAATCTTGTTGGTATTGGAACAACTAATCCAACAGAAAAATTAACAGTATTAAATAATGATGAT